TTAAGCATGAATTTTCTTATCTGCAATAGCGTCTGTTAAGGTCTGTGAGAAATTCAATCCTAGCTCACGCCCTAAAGTATCCGCCCAACGTGGGATAGTTAGAGTTTTCTTTATAGGTTCTTGGCTACCTAAATACTCGGCAACATCAACCATAACCATAGAAATAAAAGACTTACTAGGGTCATAGATAAGCTCTATATCCTCATCATCATGGAAAGGGTTATTATCTGCTAAAGATAAGGTGTTAATAGGGGTAGGAGTGGGAATATCTCGCCCATTCTCAATATAATCAGCTAGATGAATACCTAACCAATCACTAGCCATTGCCATAGCGTTTGCCATATCTTCGCCTTGAGTTGCTGAATGTTCAAAGTCTGGGAAAGTGACAAAATAAGGGGCGCTAGCTCCGTCTGTATCGTCATAATAAAATAAAGCTGGATAAGTGACAAGCATAGTTTACCTCCAAAATCAAAGACAAGCGAGGGACTGCTTTTATAACAGCCCTGCTTGCTTTTTGATACCCCTTTCGGTGTATTTGTTAATTTCACCGTGGGGAATGGTTATAGGTCGCTCGCCTGCTTTTTCAAGTTTAACGTGTGACCCTTTACCGCCTTTGGTCTTTGTCCAACCGTTGGCGGTAAGAAGTTTAACCATTTCTTTTTGTGTCATAGGCATAGCGCTATTACCTCCTGACAATATTATTATATCATACGTGTAATACGTATTCAAGTAAAGACTGTTATATTTCTAATCAATAGTTGGTAAATCAAAAACAGCCCCTAAAATCACCTTTAACAGTTTCTAGCTAATTCATAAATATCAAACTAAGTATTAAAGCAGCTAACACATGGTAAATAAAGCATATTAAAAGCACCTAGTTTCCTAGATGCTAGCACAATGACACGGATTCGCACCGTGGCTACCTCTATCAAGGTGTACTCCTTCTATACTATCCCTTGTGCTTTAGAATATTATATCAAACAGTATTAAAATTTATCAAGTAGCATCAACATCAATCGCTTTGATAAATACCTTTTTCCAATTTCTGATATTATTAGCATTTTTAAAAGATTTCTCATACCAATGTGTACCAGTTCCGGGCGTTGTGTATTTTCTTTTAGCCGCTAATAATTCCTCTTTGTTAGCAAAGAAAAATCGTCTTTGTTTTTCAGAAACAAACCCCTTACGTTTCGGTCCGTAATACTGCGCCCTTGCATAAGGTGGGTTATAGACTATAGAATTTCCAACTACGCGCCCAGATGCTCGCAAATTACCACTTTTCTTTGGAATATATTTGTTAGTATCAAGCATCATTTGGTTCATCATTGCTGCCTTTCCTATTTGTAAGGATTGTGAACTAAGCTTTTTCTCTATCCCGCCTAAATCTATCTTAACACTAATAGCTTTTCCCATATTATACCTCCTCTAATTTATTATGATATACCCCCATATCAGGCAGCGGTACAATACTAAAATACAAATCAGAATAAGTTTCAAACCATTTATTGAGCTTGGTGTAAGCAACGCTCTGTGATAAGTATAAAATCCGCTGTGCTGCCCCTATGATATTGATATGATTATACACATAAACTTCTTTTATTGTTTCTAGCATATCCTCTGGGCTAGTCTGTACTCTAATATCTGTTATCTGCTTGATAGTTGCGTATTTTTGATAAGCTAGCATATCTTGATTTTTAGCAGCATCAAACATTTTACGCTCAAGGACACTATACTTAGGTTGTTCTTTATCTCGCATGAAATACCACTTGAGCCATAAAATCTTCTCTCGATGTATTACAGAAATACGCTCAATTTTTTTCTTGGTCATTGATACCTCCTAAATTTTCAATCTAACAACTCTAACCATTCACTTTTAGAAATTAATGTATAGGGCTTGTTCGGCGTATGATACAAAGGTTCTAAGCCTTTGTTCACTCTAATATAGTCCATCATATCCTCATGAGTGGGAAAGTATAGTATTTCCGTTTCATCCTCACTTAACATACGGTTAGCATCATCATCAATAATAACTGGCACTTCCCACTCATGCCATTTTTTAAGGTTTTCTAAAAGTTCATTATCACTAAATAGCTCGCCATCAATTTGGAAAAATTCTCCTAGGTCATTGTTTCCCTCAACAATAATAAACTCTGGCATATTTCTATTACTTAATAACTCCTTGAGTTCTCGTAACTCTTTAATTTCCTTTAGATACTTCCTCAATTTCTAACCTCAATTCTTCAATCTGCCTTACAACTCCAAAAATTTCATGGGTCTTATATGATTGTTCAAGTATAGCCTTTGCGGCTTGAGTTCTGATGAATGGATTAACTTTGCTATCCATCATAATATCATTGAGTACAGAAACAGCATTAGACGATGCTAGGTATAGCATTTGAGTTGTTTTATCCATCATCTCATCTTGCTTTATCCTCAATGTCTTTCTAACAGCTGCAATATTCAGATACTTATGCCCTGTTGCCCTAGCTATCCCTGCTTTTTCGCATGCTTTTTCTATCGTTGGTTCGGTAAGCATGGCATCTATAAACTTCACTTGTTTAGTTGTAAGGCTATCATTTTCATTTCCTGCCATCTATTACCTCCTCATTATCAAAATAAAGGGTTGCCCCTTTATTCCCCTATGCTAGATAGTTCTGCAATTCTGCATCCATTGCCTCTAAACTGCCCTCAACAATCGTTTCATGCTGCACTAAATCAATCTTATCTCCATTGATAAGTAAACCACCATGGAAATAATTAATTTTTCTATCAAGGAAATGTACTATCTTTTCAAGACGTTGTTTCTGGTTGAATTGCTCCATGTCAATTTCAATATAAGCAAGGGTAGTGTCATTATCCATAATATCTTCTAATTTTCTAAGAGCTAGAGGTTTATTTTTATATTTTTCTAGGTATTCTCTCATTTCTGCCACTGTTAATTTGATACTAGATAATAAACTTAGTTCAGCTGCATCATCTGCTGTAATAGGCTCTTCTTTTGATTTATGGTTTGCTAGTTCAGCATTTTTCTCTTTTTCTAGTTGCTGATACAATAGCTGAGCAGTATTTTGGGAATAGTTTTCACCCTCTTTTTTATATTTCAAAAGTTCTTGCTCTGCATACACTTTCCCGATCAATTGTTTTTGTAACTTATCTTGAAAATCCTCCTGCATAGCGATATAACCACGCATATATTCTAATTTTTTCTTTCCAAATACCTTGATGTCATTCTTAATTGTTGTTAGTGTCATGTTATCCTCCTTATGACAAATAAAAGAACCCAACACAATAACAAAGCTATAAGCCTTGAATTTGCGTTGGGTTCTTCCTCTAGCATTATTATTAAATTAAACCGTTAACATGTTTAGTCGTTTTATACGGTACTCCATCCCTAAAATGGATTTCTACGCTACCGTGACTTACATTGTCAACTTTCTTAATTATACCATCTTTTTCTAAAATTATCCAGCCTTGACTTAATAAGTCTGATACTGATTCCACTGGTTGAATATCTCTAAAATTCATGTTTTTGCTCCTTTATTTGAATTTATTATAATCTGATAATAGGTAGATGCTTGATACTACTGACTTTTCAACAAATACCAAGCCAATTTACTTCCCTTTTTGTTACCCTGTTTGTAAGAATTCGATAGTTTTTCAATTAGTTTTTTTATACCAAGTCCCCTATGCTTAATATTTTGTTTGGCGATGGAAAGCATAGGGGTTTAGGTAAGGTTCTTTTAGTTGTTTTCAAATTGATTAGTTTGCCACGCTTGGTTTATATGGTCGTGGAAAGCATGGCAATTTCTTATAAATTGGGGCAATCTCTCACCCCATGAAAAGTGTCTATTTTTGTTTAAGTTTGTAAGTTAATTATCTTAGCTCAACTACTTTTTAGATAAAGAGTAAGGATGTCAAGCACCCATTTGAGCGCGGTTTCCTCTCTTTTTTTATAGCAACACAATATCAAAATGGCATTTTGCGTTTGTCCTCTGCCTCTTGTGGATAGACAAAGACGTTTTTACCCACTCCGTCCATAATGCGACTAACAAGAGCAGGATCGTATGTTTGTTTTAACTGTGCACCTGTTAGGTTAGTGTTGATAATTGTCTTGTCTCGCATATCGAATAGCTCGTATAAAAACTCTTGTTTCCAGTTGCTCGCCTCGTTCCCATGATTGCCAAAAGTGGACTCTTTCCCTAAGTCATCTAGGAACAGAAAATCAACCTTTTCGGCTAGTTGCATCATATCTCCACGAGTAACCCCATCTTTTTTATTAAAACCCTGTTGAATGGTCTGAAACATTCGATTGACTGGCAAAAACAAGATACTTTTAGGTTCTTTGCAGGCTTTCCAATCCTCATTGAGTTTTCTAGCAATGGCTAGAGTTAAATGACTTTTGCCAACTCCTGGCGACCCTTGTATGATTGCGTTGCCTGTACCTGTTTTCTTGAAATAGTATTCATTGAGGAATAAACCAAACTCCTTAGCCTGCATATCTGTCTCATTGCTGATAGAAAAGGTCTTATAGCTGGCTGTTGCCAACTTGGGAAGAATAATACTCTTAGTTTCTAGCACATCATAGGTTTTGGATAAAGTGGCGTTGATTACTGCTATACCGCTCAATTTCTCGTCATCTTTGTCTATCTTTTCTTGAATACATACAGGGCAAATGTCTATCCTGTAAGGCTCGGGATAGTCAGTTGCCTTTACTTTTTTTATTGACTGCCACCGATACGCTTGGTGCTTGGCGCATAGGTTGTCTGTTATTTCGTAATTAGTTCGCATTTGCATAAGCACCTCCTAAAAGCCCAGTTCTTCATCTCTGCCTAGCTCTTGGAAAGGTACAGCATTTACTTTTGACTTTCCTCTGTACTTTTCCTCGTGCTGCTTAACTTGCTCTACAGTTCTCAGCCCCTGTCCTTGCCAATTTGCAAGAATTGTCCTAGTATATCTGATTGACTTACCTGCGTTCAAAATCGTTACTTCAAGAGCGTACAATAGCAATGATTGGCCGTGAATTTTTAACAATTCCTCTACCTCCGCTATCATTGTCCCATTAACCGACATTTCACCAAAAGCCCCTTTGAGTTTTTCAAATATTGGATTTTTGATTTCCTGGTCCTCGTCTTTTTGACTTGACCTAGATTGACTTAAATTATATTGACTTGACTTAGATTGACTTATATTCTGCTGTCCCTCGACTGTCCCTTGGTTGTCCCCTGGTTGTCCCGTATTCTCAGAAGTCTTTTTAGACCTGTCCGCACGTTGTCTTGGCTCTGTGAGTTCAATCCCTGGGACAACCTCCTTTAGTAAATCTATATAAACGGAATTAACCTTTCTATCGGCACGTACTTTGTTCTGTTCATGAAAATCAGTGATAAAATATACCATTTCTTCATTAAGTGGTCTGATAAAGTCCTTGACTATCAAAAGGCCCAAGCTATCTTCACTAACCCCTATCATTCTGACTACAGGAAAAGCCTCTACCACCCCATCATCATCACTATTTTGGATTAGATGAAAATATAGAGCCTGTGCCTCTAATGGCATCTGTAAAAAACGCTGTGTTTGTGTTACGGTCTTACTTATCATTCTACGATTCCCCATTGTATTTCCTTTCTGTTGTGATTGTTTTTTCTAAAAATTCAATATGTCTAAATATACTATCTAATTCTTGCTCTAATTCATGATTACTAATCAACACTTGACCTAAACGCTTATTACCATCACGGATAAGCTCCAAGATATTAAATTTTGCAGCAATTGCCTTATCATGACTTTCAAGAAACTCTACTAATTTCATATTCTTTACCTCCAAATTGTTCTATTACTTGATTTCGTCACACGCTCAATCAATTCATCACGCGCGTGCTTATCCACTTTGTCACTGATAAACACAACATCCAAGCTAGGTGAATAATGCGCCTTACCTCTCCACGCATCACCATCAATAATAAACACTTTCAAAATAGACCTCCTAGCGTATTGTGAGAAAGTTAATCACATCAGAAACCTTAAAATAAAGTTTCTTGCTGCTTTCAAAGGGGGATTGATACGATACAAGCCCAATATCCATCCAATTTTTTAATGTTGTTCCAGAAATATCTAACTCATCTTTAAGCTCTTTTGCTGTAATTAGACCAGTTTTCTTTTGTAACTTCTTCTCTAGCTCTAGTTTTTGTTGTGCCAGCTTATCAACCCTATCTAATAAGCCTTGTTCAAATTCAGCCGAAAATGTTCCCATACTCCCCTCCTAGTTAAATTTCTTACCAGCAAGCCATACATAAGCCCCATAGCGCTCTTGTACGTGGGCTGTGGTGTTTTCCTCCACCTTGTCAGTTTGCGGGCTAATATCAAGCTCTATATAGCTCTCATAACGCCATAACAAGACGAGAATAGCCAAACATACGACAATCAAGATAATACTTTGTGTTGGTGTTAGATTTAGTTCATTTTGCATGTCTTACCTCGCTTGATAGTTGTCAATATAGTTTTGTTGCTGGTCAGAGGTCATAGATAAATAAACACTAGCTTCTTCGCGTGTCACTTTTTTATCTATAAAATCCTTGATAAATTGAGATAGATTAGGTGATTCTTCTTTTACCTCTGCTAGAAGTTCATCAAATTCTTGTTGTGTCATGTTGTTTAAATCCATTACCATACTCCCCCTCCTAGTTGTAACGTTTACCTGCAAGCTGAATATAAGCTCCGTAGTGAGGATTTTGGAGCTTATCGGTATCTTTACCCTCAGACTTGTTTTTAGGCTCTATATCGAGCTGATAAGTGCCTAAATGAGTCCATAGGTAGATAGTGAGTGGTGTTAGTACAGCAAGGAATATCAAACCTTGTTCAACAGTTAACATCGGCTCAGTTATCATCAAGTGTTCCCTCCTCGTTTTTTTCTAATTATTTCCAATTCATTATCATCATCACAATTTATCAACTTACAAGCGATTAAATCTAAGTCTTTATATAGCTGTTCAGTCATTTCAAAAATAACGCTAAATGCTTGTTTCATTTGATGGTGTAAAGTAGCGCTATCTGCTCCAGCATTATCAGCAAGTAATAAAGCATTGCCTAGTTGTTGGATAATTTCAATACGTGGGAGCAACTCAGCAATCTGGTTGCCCTGCTGTTTAATGTTTCGTGTGCTTAATGCCATTTTTGATTTTCTCCTTTATTTTTGGTAAAATTAAAGTAGTTATATTTGACAAGGGGGGACTGAGTTTCTCTCCCTTGCTAAATACCTAACAAAACCACGCGCCTTGCCTTGCTTGAGTTTTGTTATTTTTCCTTAGCCGTGTACGTTGGTTTGGTCGCCTGTACATGGCTTTTTTGTTTGAACTTTAATAATCTTTTGCTAGCCATTCCATGACTTTTGCATAAACTGTTTTCTTAACTGTTCCCCCCTGTACCACTTTTTTATAAGTGATTGGGTTAATACCGATAGCTTGCGCTGTCGCTCTGGCTGTTAGCATGCTATCCGCTTGCTTGCGGCGTACGGCTTTTGCTTGATTTTCAGTTATAATCATAGTTTACCTCCTCTTGTTTTTGTAAAGTTTTTCTTTACTTGACTTTATTTTATAAAACTTTTCTTTACTTGTCAACAAGAAATATAAAAATTCTTTACAAGAGCATTTTTTGTATGTTATACTCATGTTTGAGGTGGTGAATATGACCAATATAAAAAATAACTTGAAAGATTTAAGATTAAGTAAAAATCTAACTCAACAAGAACTCGCTGACCAATTAAACTTAAGGCTTTTAGATGGAAAGAAGCCCATTTCTAAAATGAATATTTCCAACTGGGAAAATGGAAAACATTCTATCAAACCAGATGTTGCAAGGTTAATTGCAGATTACTTTGAAGTACCGCTAAGCTATCTTTTAGGCTATGAAAAAGAAATTAATAGCGCTTTATATGAAATTTTGCCAACTGCCATACAAAAGACTGATGAACAATATGAGCATTACTTGAAAGTATATAAATCATCAATTGTTGGCGCTAATGAACAGTTAGATAATGTTGTAAACTCCTTAAATCCTGATAAAAAGTTTTCACTAGAAGAGACAAGTGAGTTTTTAATAGCTTTAGCTGGTGAGATAACTAAATTAGAAACTTCATCAGAAGCATTGTTAAAACTAAAAGATATTCAAATCAAAAATATTACAATGAAGCATGAACTTGAACATTTCAAAAACTACTTCGAAAATAAGTAGCATACTTAATTGTTAAATAATAACTATCATTCATGTATAAATACCTAACAAAACCACGCGCCTTGCCTGCTGATGGAAAGAAAGGTACAAATACATGAAAATCAAAGATAAAATCAAAAAGAACGGTCAAAAAGTTTACTATGCTAGTGTCTATCTAGGCGTTGACCAACTAACGGGCAAAAAAGCCCGTACAACTGTTACAGCTACCACTAAAAAGGGGGTAAAAGCAAAAGCGCGTGATGCTATCAATGCTTTTGCTGCTAACGGCTATACAGTTAAAGACAAGCCGACAATTACAACGTACAAGGAGCTTGTAAAAGTTTGGTGGGATAGTTACAAGAATACAGTTAAGCCAAATACTCGCCAATCAATGGATGGGTTGGTTAGAGTGCATCTACTGCCTGTATTTGGCGATTACAAGCTATCTAAACTCACTACGCCTATTATCCAACAACAAGTAAACAAATGGGCTGACAAGGCTAATACAGGGCAAAAAGGGGCGTTTGCTAACTACTCCTTACTCCATAACATGAATAAGCGTATTTTGAAATACGGTGTATCTCTACAAGTGATAACATATAACCCAGCTAATGATGTTATAGTGCCACGTAAGCAACAAAAAGAAAAAGCTACTGTAAAATACCTGGACAACAAAGAACTAAAACAATTTCTTGATTATCTCGATACCTTAGACCAATCAAACTATGAAAACTTGTTTGATGTTGTCTTATATAAGACTTTGTTAGCTACTGGTTGCCGTATCGGTGAGGCTCTAGCTCTTGAATGGTCTGATATTGATCTAGACAATGGTATTATCCGCATTAACAAGACACTCAACAGATTCCAAGAGATAAACTCGCCTAAATCAAACGCTGGTTATCGTGATATACCAATAGACAATGCTACGTTACTTATGCTCAAACAATACAAAAATCGTCAACAAGTGCAATCATGGCAACTAGGGCGGTCTGAAATGGTTGTATTCTCTGTATTTACAGAAAAATATGCCTATGCTTGTAATTTGAGAAAGCGCCTAGAAAAGCATTTTAAGGCTGCTGGCGTGACTAATGTATCATTTCATGGTTTCCGTCACACACATACTACTATGATGCTCTACGCTCAAGCTAGCCCCAAAGATGTACAATACAGACTAGGGCACTCTAACTTAATGATGACTGAAAATGTTTATTGGCACACTAACCAAGAAAATGCAAAAAAAGCTGTCTCAAATTATGAAACAGCAATCAATAGTTTATAA